GTCCCTATCCGTCATTATTGTATACCAACTTTCACTTAAGTCTTGACCTCCCATCAACCTCAGACGGTGTTTCTGCATAATAGCAGGAATTCTATCTGAAGCTGATGATAGATCAAAACAATATGTACGTTTTCCACAACTTTCTGCGATTAAGGATTTAAATCCTTTATCTTGGTTAGATGTTGAGTCTGTACTTATTTGACTTAAAGTCTTCTGCAGAGAAATCTGTAGAGGCTTTAATGAAAGTTGAGACCAATAATCACCAATAGCGAAGATTCTTGTTTTACCAGCAGGCTCAGATGAAAATCCGAGTCTGCCTGTATAATAAGGACCTTCTTTAACTGTTTCACTTTGTCCAATCATCCAATCAGTGATCCAATCTTGTCCTAGGACATTATTGAGTCTCTTGATAGCATGATAAAGATAATGCGAAGCAGTCACAGCCTTAGCATCGAGATGTGAACTTGCTACTGCTGGTCCGTTAGGACCTTTAGATAGTGTAGTTAACACCTTTGACCAAGGCGCTACTGGATCTTGTAAAGAACCTAAATACCACTTTCTCTTACGAGTAAACTTTGTTAAAAATTTATTAAACTTTGGTAACAATTCCAGTACGTTTGTTTCCTGTGAAGGAGACAAATCGTCAGTGATAGCTACCGTAGAATAATCAATTGGTAACCTAATTTGCTCATAGGAACGAGCGATAGTTAGGGCAACTCTTTGGGCATCCCTATCCCCTTTGATGAGTGGTCGTAATGACCACAAGGGTTTAGGAATACCTAAGGAATCTGCTTTACAGAACGGTATAGGCTGAGTTGGAAGCTTTAGTAGATAGTTACGCAGAAATGTGTAACTTTCTTTGAAGCGACCTAGTGTGTACTGTTTTCCATGATTCTTAATAGAACCATGGATCTCTGTTTCATACTTGATCCAAATGTTGATAACTTGACCATTTGTTAGATTCTGTAAATTTAGAGAAGCCAAAAAAGCTAATCTATTCTTGCTTAATCTAATCATTCGGTTTAGTTATTAGTATTTGATCTGCTCTCCCGATAAGGAATATCGGTGCCACCAACTAATAACTGGTGATCAAGAAGACAGATACCCGGACAAGGG